TCGTCTCCATACACCGTATAATCAGGCTTAGCCTGATTATGCAGGGTACACCACTTTTGTGTTGTGTATTCGACTACTGCACTGAAGATTAGACACTCTATTGGGAAGCATAATGCTGAACCCATAGGGGCGAATTTCTTCAACGCAATAGAATCACCGGTCGGCAACTTGGTCGTTTTCGACCTAGTTGCGTAAAGCCACTTTAACAGTGGAGTTCCGGCGAATACACCCTTCACAAGGGCCCAGGCAACAGTATCGCTTGCCGCACTAAGATCAATCGTACTCAGTGAGTTATCGATTGACCCCTGGCGTGCCATGTTACGATTCTGCGACTGGTCTCTAAGCTGCACACGCCTCCCTAAGTACGGGTGGCAATCAATGTAATGATATAGCCTTTTCATTACTCCCTGTTGGAAGTACTGGATAGCTGTAGGTTCCATTGATATTGTACGCAACTTCGAAAACGTTTTCGGAACGAAAATTGTTCGAGATTCTCGAACAAGATTCATTTCGAAACCACAGGGGAAGAACTCAGGTAATTGCTCCTGGAACACTACACGTAAGTACGTGTCAGCGTTCAACCGTTTGTACTTTTCGTACATGGTTAGTTTTCCCTCTGCGACGCTCCCTGTACCGTGGCTAGGCACTAAGTTTTTAAAGCTTAGTCCATTAAGCCAACATCTCATGATCTGATTCATTCCCTTAATTAGGGGAATTTCGGGATCATAAGAAACGGTACTGAGCCTGTCTTCAGTTTCTAGGTAGGAGGCTATAGCTTTTACTTCAAGGCCTATGGCCTTAAAACTAAGCTTTTTACCAAAACGAAGAAATTGGAGAACAGGCCGAAGGCTCACAGCTTTAACGTCTGCGTGTTCAAAGAACACGGTCAGTAGCTTCGAAACCGGCGATAACAATCCCGGAATCGAGTACACAGCTACAGGATGTAGGACCAATAGTCGGTCTTTAAAGCCGCTATAGGTATCCGCGCTCCCATCCATAAGGATAGAAGCAGCATCCTGACAAATCGTCAAGACCTGTATGACATCTGTACATGCAAGGACGTCGGTGAAGTTCCGAAGTCTCTGACTTGTAGAGAGGTCATCTAGGCCACTCTGAGATAACACGTCACTCGCGAGATGGAGCCAAGCTTCATAGAATTGAGAAACCAAAATTTGGTTACAATTCTCAGCCGGTTTTCCCCCCATCATGTGTTTACACCTGACTAACAGTGTTAGATCGGTAAGGAGAGAACGGAGTTCTTTCTTTTCCATGATAATACCTCGTTTAGGGAGGAAAACCCTAGGTTCAGTAGTTGTTAC